AAGGGGTTTGTAATCGGAGCGATACTTCTCTGATGGATACATCTTGGAGAAAAGAATACTTAGAGATGAAGGTCGTTTCCAAGAGACAAAGAGAACTCTTGGAAGAAGGACCTCATTCTCTTAGCCAGAGTTGGTTACTCATGGCAATGCACAATGACTATAAAAAGATGAAGGGGATCAAGGAGCCTCGTTATCGTGAATCTGGTTATCAAATTTCACTCAAAGAGTGGTTCCAAACATACGAAACAAAATGAATTTTACCGTTTACTCAAAATTAGGATGTGGTCATTGCGAAAAAGTTATTTCTGTGTTACAATTGGCAGAACTAAACTTCGTAGAATATAAACTTGACGAAGACTTCGACAAGAACGAATTCATTTCCCAGTTTGGTGAGGGATCTACATTCCCTCAAGTATCAGTTGATGACCTCACCATTGGTGGCGCAGCAGAAACTGTTAAATACCTACAAGAATACAAACTAGTTTAATTATGGTTAATTTGCGTGATGACATTCTAAAGTCACAAATCCGTTATTATGAAGGCCTGATGGCCAAACATCGACAGAACGTTGAGATCTATCTCAATCAACCTGTAGGTATTGGTGAGCATTCAGATGTTATGGGTACTATAGATGGTGAGCTCAATGCTATCGCACAAGCACATGAGAAAATTGAAGTAATCAATCACTATTTCTTAGGAAGATAACAATGCACGGAAACTTAGAACCAGAGGAGAGGGGAGACGATTGGTTTAAACAATCTCCCACGGAACATGTTAATGACCTTTGGGAAGACATGGAAAGATTGAATGCTCTCTATGAAGAGATGGATTGGCCATCTGATGATGTCTTAGAGTTTATTCCTGACTATGCAAACAACTGTATCATTATAAGGAACAAGTCTCAATATGGAAGATAAAATTGATCTGATCCTCTACAAGTTAAAGGATCTACAGAAAGAATTGGTAGCAATTAAAGAAACTGTTGAAGCTCATAGAGTGGAACATGGGTTCGAGAAGATACAAACAGGTGGAGTCAACAGACAGTTTGGTGACCAACAATCTCACCAACAAGGACCTCCTGGCATGCCTCCTGGCATGGGTAGTGGTGGTGGAATGGACTTTGGATATGGTATGCCTGGTTCTGGTATGCCTGTCGATGATCCTTCGATGCCACCTGGCATGTAAAATCAGCTTTTAAAACACAAAAAGCTGGGAAAAAAATTCGGGTAAAAATTTGAGCCGTAGGGTCAGCATGAAATTATTAGGTCTAAGACTAGACTCTCATGACGCAAACGTAACTTACTATGACGGAGAGACTGTCAGATATAGATCTTTTGAAAGAGATTATCAATGTAAGCATGTAGGTTTTGAGAACGGAGTATATCAATGGACAAGAATACTTGAGGATTGGAATATCCAACCTTGGTTTATTGATGGTGTCTGCATCATCATGGACTGTGCTGGAACTGAATATGAAAGGATGGGTGTTGTACACGAATCCATTGCCATAAATTCCAATGAGACATCGGAAGTACTAGATATACCTTTTTTCAGAGACATCGGATTTAGATGCCCTATTCATAGAATAGATCATCACTATGCACATACACTAAGTTTTTGGCCTATGAAGGTCAAACCTAATCTTCACTTTGTCTTTGATGGGTTTGGTGATGATTGGATGTACCGTAGTGTGTGGAGAGATGATAAACTCATCGACCATGGCAAGACCGAAGGTATATTTCCAAGTCAAGTGGGTTCACCTAGTCTTGGATTTATTATGACTAGGATGGGTGCTGCCTTACAGATGGGTGGACATTACCTAGATCAGGCAGGGAAGATCATGGCTCTGAAAGCGTTTGGTAAACATAATCCAGACGTATCTGATAAGGGTCTCGGTATAGATGATCTGGAAATACTGTGGGATTTTGATGTAATAGATCGACATCTTCACGATCAACAATACATCATGGATTATATTCATACAGCACATGAATATACAGAACAGATTTATCTCAGACATTTCCAAGAGTTCATCAAACCAGATGATGTGGTGGGATACTCTGGTGGTGTAGCACAAAATACTATTATTAATAAGGTATTGAAAGATTCTATACCTAATCTAATCATACCTCCACACGCATACGATCAGGGATTGAGTCTTGGTGCAATAGAGTTTCTAAGAAGGGAACACAATATAATGCCACTCCCCACAGAAGGATTCCCCTTTATGCAAGATGATCAGGCTCCTATTGATAGACCTTCCACCAAAACTATCAAGGAGACCGCAGAGAGACTCGCCAGAGGTGAGATTGTTGGATGGTATCAAGGACATGGTGAGGTAGGTCCTAGAGCGTTGGGTAACAGGAGTATTCTTATGAACCCCTTTGACCCTCATGGTAAAGACTATATTAATAATAAGGTAAAACATAGAGAACCATTCAGGCCATTTGGTGCCTCAGTATTAGAAGAGAAAGTGAGTGAGAATTTTGACTGGAATGGTCCTAGTCCATACATGTTATATGTGACTGATGTATTAGAACCAGACAGATATCCTACAATCACACATGCAGATGGAACATGCAGAATCAATACAGTAAATGAATCTCAGGAGGATTATTACAGTCTACTACAGGAGTTTGAGAAGTTGACAGGATCACCTGTCTTGCTCAATACTTCCCTAAATAATGGTGGTAAACCCATAGCTGGAAGGTTTGGAGATGCCTTGGAACTATTTTATGAAACAGGACTAGACACTCTAGTTCTGGGTGACAATCTTAAATCTTCATAAAAATGTATCTAAAACTACTGTTTTGATACAATAAACTTGCATAAATAATTGCATTGTGTTATAATTAACACACACGTTCATCCCCCAAGATGCCTTTGGCAACCAAGTGGGACGCAAGTAAGCCGACACGGAACGGATCGTTCATCCCATGATACCTCTCTTGTTACTCTATACTTCATTGGAATGTTCCCAAGCAGTAGATCTAACTGATCGAGTGCGTAAGAACAAAACAATAAGTGATTACGAGAAGGCGGAACTGATTCTTGTTTTACAAGAAGCAACGCCTGGGTGCTGGGACGCAAATGCCGACTGAAGGAACGGAGTTTTCACAAACCCCTATTACTTACAGGAGCAAAACCGATGGCACAAGTCACATACAGAGGAGTCTCTTATGACTCTGCCGAGTACAACGCAAAGGTACTCGAAGAAGCTGCTAAGAAGCAACGTCACGAACTTATGTATCGTGGTGTCAAGGTGGAACGCAAGTTCGCATCTAAGAGCTGATGATCAGTTGACAAACACATACTTGTCGTTTAACCTCTACATATTGTAGAGGTTTTTTTATGAATGAAAATATTTTGTAATCCACTCTGGTTTACACCAGTGTTTTTACTAGCAATTATAGGATTCATTGAAGTTGTCCATACTAAGGCACACTTGCAACAGGAAATAGATGTTCATGGCCATTGCAAGCAATTTCTCAGGAATAATCCACCAGCATACATGGGAGATGATTGATAGTATAAATATTACGTTATGTTAAGTAAATTTCGTGGATGTAGTACATACGGCAATCGTTGCATTGTCGATAACGGTTGCCATCAGTGCGATCTTCCTGATTATGATGTATATGAATGATCGTAAGTATTAATTCTTAAGTAAAAATACGCCATTACAGTGTGTGAAGTTCAACACAAATATCGGAGATCATCGTCTAAATAATGGTAGAATTAGGACGAACAAGATGAAGTGATGCTAAACTTCGTTATGTAGATCACAATTCAATGGAGAATAAATTTATGCAAAATCGGATGTCCCATAATCAAATGGCAGAATGGATTCATCACGAAGATAAGACGCTTGAACTCTCTCAAGATCATCTAATCGACGAATACTTTGACTGCATGATAGATTGTACGGACAATTATTGCAGACAAGTATGTACCGAAATCTTAAGGTAATTAAAAACCAATGAACTAAACTCAGAGACCCCCGAAAGGGGGTCTTTTCGCATTTATGAGCATAATCATCTACGCAGAACACTGCGACTTCTTAGAAAAAGAGAACGAGAAACTTAAAAAGGAGATTAGATTCCTTCAAGAGTTACTCGAAATAAAAACAATGGGACTCCCCTTGACAGAGGAGCAAAATCCCGATATAATTTAAACAGTTACGCATTACAATGCCCTTAGTACTAATTCCTAGTGTCCTAGCAACCATTTACATTGCATGGACACTTTTATATTATGATCCACATAGAGGACTATGAAAATAGGAGATCAAGTCAGATTTTTGGGTTGTACACCTGAGCAAGTTAGGTGGGGGAACAACGATGATCCTCAGCTCAAACTTATCAAAGGAAATACATACTTAGTAGAAGAAGTTGAGATTCGTTCTCAACATACTAAGATAAAGTTGATCGGAGTAGACGGCAGATTCAATTCAGTTTGTTTTGAAAAAGCTGTTGGATGTATCCGACAAGCGAAGCCCCTAGACTACTGCGAAAGTTATGACAAAATCCCAAAACGATATTAACCAAAACAAAAATCAGCTTTTAAAACCTAAAAAGCTGCAAAAAAAATTCGGGTATTTTTCTGTCCTACAGGGTCAGCTTATGGATTTACCTATTTCGGACGTGTATAAACCAAAAAGAGATACATACACAAAAGAAGAGGTTGATGAACTCATCAAATATGCCATAAGCGAAGCAAGGAAGATTGATGAAGCATCGATGGCAAAGCATAATCGTGATGCTACTGTTTTGAGTATGATCCTTGGATTTACTACTCTTGCTCTATTTGTAGACGGATTACTTCGTTTACTGGGTGTCATTCCTCCATTCATGCAGATTGATATTGATCTATTAGACAAGATCGTAGATAGAGTCGAAAATGACGTTATAGATAGAGTGAGGCAAGTTCCTATTCAAAAGTTATTCAACAGATGAACGATTTCATGGTATTTTTGTATTTGACTTTTTTTGTCGCTTTATTGGGGGCAACATTTGCATTTATGTTTAAAACCATGACTGCGACATTTGATGAAATGAACAAACCGACAAGAACCAAGAGATCAGACTTACATCCAGAAATGCAAGATGTGGAGTCTGGAGAACAGCTATTAGTCTTTAATCCCCGAAGAGATGAAGATGATGATGGCGAAAGTGACGTTTTTATTACCAGAAGATGACTATTCCACATTATACATTTGACCCAAACATTACGTTCCCTATCTCAATTGCAGTTTTCACTGTATTGTGCATATTTTATGGCGTTTACAAAGGATTCTTTGCAAACGAAGGATTAGACGACCCATTTGATGACCATGATGATTAGTTTTTTATTCACAATGGCAGGTTTTTTAAACCTTCTATTTTATATCTTTGCAGTAGGAGCTCTTATTTCATTCCTACTAGAGCAGTGGCTCAAGAGTAGACCTTTATCTGTTGACAAGACAATTAACGATAGAAATCAGTATATTGTAGAGATCAACAGGAGGTATTGTTTCAGACAGGCCTGGATGGTTAACATTTATTGGCTCCTATGTAATGTAGGTCTGTACTTCATCTCAAGAAACATGGCATCACCTACCGATACATTTTGGAATGGACTATGAAAAAAGAAGAATATCAATATCCTTACCTTCATCCTCAACTTCGACTTGAGTTAAGACAACTCATTAACGATATCTTGGATGAAAGAGAACTAGAACGTAAATTAAACGGACCTTATGACTTCCCCGAAGAAGATTAAAACTATTGGAGATAGATGCCTCAGGCAAAAGTCTGAGGAAGTCGTATTTGAAAAAAATGCGATGAATGAACTCTATATGCAGATGTGTGATGCTATGTGGGAAGCGGATGGTATTGGTTTGGCAGCACCACAGATAGGAATTAATAAAAGAGTGATATTGGTAGATGAGACGACAGAAGAACATGGTAGGTATGCTCATTTGATGGTAAATCCCAAGATAACTTGGAAAAGCGAAGAAAAGGTATTATTTGATGAAGGATGTTTGAGTGTTCCCGACACAAATGGAGAAGTATCACGATCTAAGTCAATAAAAATAACCTTCCAAAATAAAGATGGTAAATATAAGAAATGGAAACTAGATGGTATTGCTGCCAGAGTGGTTCAGCATGAAATTGACCATTTAGAAGGTATTTTATTTGTGGATTATCTCGATGCTAAACAAAATTAAAAGACTATTGGGTATAAAACCCAAAAAACAAGAAATGAACAATACTGGGTTCAAATGGAATAATGAATACTCCTTTCACCCAGCAATAGATGAATCTCTTCATCCCCCTAGACAAAAAGACTGAGATACACTATAATAACATTATGAATTTTTCAAAAGAAATCAAAGAAGGTACAAAAGTCTCTCATAGTGCTGCAGAGAATACTGGATTTGTCTCTAATTTTCTTTCTGGTGTAATTAGTAAGGAGAATTACAGGAAACTGATTGCCAATTTCTACTTTGTATATCAAGCTCTTGAAAAGGAGATTGAATCAAATAAGGAACACCCTGCAATCGCGCCCATTGCCTTTGATGAACTGAAAAGAGTTGATACTCTTGCAAAAGATTGCGAGTATTTTTATGGTTCTGATTGGAAGGAGATCATATCGCCTTCTGAAGCAGCAAAACAGTACATTGCTCGTATCGAAGAAGTAGAACCAGAACTACTTGTAGGTCACCACTACACAAGATACTTGGGAGATTTGTCTGGTGGACAGATTCTCAAGAATATCGCACAAAAATCACTAAACCTATATGATGGTGGTTTAGATTTCTATGAATTTGAGGATATTCCCAGTTCTAAGGAATTTAAGGTAAAATACCGTGCTGCATTGGATTCTCTTCCTCTTATGGAAAAGAACAATGTTATAGTTGAGGCAAACTTTGCATTTCGTTTGAACATGTACATGTTTAATGAACTGTCAGAGGGAGATCCATACCCTTTCATGACAGTGTTGTGGAGTCTCGCCAAAATGACTTTTGGATTTGTTAAATCGAAATTTAAGAAATGATTTTTTTCTGGATTATCTTTACGAACTTGATTCTTTATGTTATACTGAGAATCCACTTGGTTCGTAAATTCCGAACATCCTACTCAATTTATCTCAAAGATGGCGATGGTAATAGGCAAACTCTTGCTCATACCATTGCATATCTTTTAGAAACTGTAGAGATACAGAACAAAAAGATTTCGTATTTGGTATCAGAAATGGAAAAGCAATGGATGACTATTGAACAAGTGAAAATAGTTACTGGTGCTGATAAATACTGCACCGAACACCCAGAAAGACCCCCACAAGAGACTGAAAGACTATGAAAGACCAAGGTAAAATAGATGTCCACGAATCTCAAGATGTGAAGTGGAATCGTGGACTCGATATCTTCATTGAGTCTGTAATGGAACCAGATCATGCTTTGCGTGGTTGTGCTCATAATCAAGATTGCTACAATGAACTCATGTGGGTTCGTGAGGATGTTTTAAATTACTTAAAAACACTAAGACGTTGAACATACTAGAAGAACAACTCTTGATTGTCAGAAAGTTAAGAGAATCTGGATGTTATGGTTCCAAAGCGTACTTTTACCTATCTAGTGTGTTAAATAGTAAAACACGGAGTAGAGAAAAAGAGAGAACATGTTGGACGAAATCATTAGAAAGGATCAGAGAAAAACAGCAAAACGACTAATAAAGGTTGCAAAAAAACATCCCAGCTGGTATACTGAAGAGGACGTGAAATACGCCAAGTTAATAAAGAAACTTTACAAGAAACCCAAACAAAATGATGAAAATCTTTCTTGACACAGCAGAATATGATGAAATCGCCAAACGTGACCAGTCGGGTCTTATTGACGGCGTAACTACAAATCCCACACTTATCCGCAAAAGCGGTAGAGACCCTGTAGAGGTCATTAGACAACTCTCTCAGGACTTCCCTCATTTTGAGTCCATCTCTGCTGAAGTTGTTGCAGATGATGCTCTGGACATGGTTAAACAGGCTCAAGTCTTCAAAGAAATGAAGAATGTGACCATTAAAGTCCCATGTACAGTTGAAGGACTAAAAGCATGTAAGTTACTTGCATCTGACGGATTTACTACTAATGTAACTTTAGTATTCTCTGTCTCCCAGGCAATTCTCGCTGCAAAAGCAGATGCAACATATGTTTCTCCTTTTGTTGGAAGATTGAATGATAACTCTTTTTCTGGAGTTTCACTTGTACAGACAATCTCTGCTGTATATCGTGAACACCTTGCAAGAACTCAGGTTCTTTCTGCATCTCTGAGAGATGTTCATCATGTAGGACGTTGTTTTGGTGCTGGTAGTGACGTTTGCACATTACCTGTTGGTGTATTTGACAAGATGTATAATCATATTCTTACGGATAAAGGACTTGACTTGTTTCAAAAAGATTGGGACTCAATTAAGAAAAACTGATGGCATTATCTAAACAAGTAGAAGACAGTATGAAAGAGGCAGAGAGAAACATTCGAGAAGCTCTCGCCTTTGCTGCACGAACAGAGAGACCTTACATTTGTAGGGAGTTGGGAGGTATGTTGTCTCATATAGAAAATTTGATGACTACCGATGGGCTCTTTGATAAACTAGATAAAGCAATCAAGGAGAGTAAGGAAGACGATGAATGACTGGCGTTTTAACGAAGAACGCATGGCCATCCGTCAGAAGACCTTCCTTGCGCTCAAAAAATACAATACCCTCGCATATGTCCGACAACTCTACGAATTCTGCGATATCTGGGTATCGCAGGGGAAAGCAGACACAAATGGAATCGAATCCCATTTTCTTGAATACTGCGAAAACGAAATCCATTCGTCACGGATCGATAGTCAGAGTGCCTGAAGTTTTAGGTGGGGAACCACTAGAAGGTCGGGTTCTTTTTGTAGATTCTCAGGAAACTCCCATGAGAAAATTAGATGGTACTAAGCTCCAATCATACTTCACAGTATGTTTTAATGAAAATACTTTGGGTGCTTTACTTATCTATGAACATGCTTGGGAAAAAGTAGAAGTACTCCAATATTAAAACTATGTTTGTAATTTACGGCAAAGATGAATGTCCTATGTGTTTCAAGATCAAAACTGTTCTTGAACTGCTGGGTAAGGACTATATTTACAAGGAACTAAACAAAGACTATACTGTAAAAGAGTTTGAAAATCAGTTTCCTCATACTTTATCCATGCCACAGGTGGTCTTGGACGGTAAGAATCTAGGTAATGCAAATCAAACATTAAAATATTTAAAAGAACATAGGGTTTACTCCAATGATGCCTCCTGACATGGACATAAATAAGGGCGTAGAACTTATACTCAGAGGAGAGAGAAAACCCAAACCCCCCAAAAAACCAAAGTTCTTCGATATAAACCTGAGTCTATTTGGCAGAGAGTTTAGATTATCGTTGGATGTAAAAAAGAAACAGCCTTAGGAGGTCAAAATGGACACCACAGTACTTCTTGTTATGTTTAGTATACTTTGCTTTACATTCTTACTAATGGGTGGTATAATTGGCTGGTTAGCCCAACAAAACAATTACGTTCACTTACAAAATCAAGTGGCGTACACGCATCCTGAGATGTATGATGAAAATGGGAATCTTATTCCCGATGAAATAGTAGCCGTGAGGTTTGAAAACAATGACGACAGCGAAGAAGACGACGAAGACTAGATCAGCGTCAACTAGGAAGAAAACCACTTCCACTCGCAAAACTGCAACAAAACCAAGGACAGTGACAGTTAAAAAGAAAGAACTGCCACCCAATCCATTGGTTCATGAAATCTTAGAAGCAGTCGATTCTGAGAGAGTAAAGGCTAAAAAGTTAGAGATTCTTCGCACTCATGGTGATGACTCTTTCAAAATGGTTATGATTTGGAACTTTGATGAATCAGTCATTTCACTGCTTCCAGATGGAAATGTCCCATATCAACCTGTAGAGGGTGATGTGCAAGTATCTAAAGAACAGGGTGTTCCTCAAAGAACAACTATTCGTAATGCTGCAAGACAGTTCTATCGTTTTGTGAAAGGCGGAGACGATCAACTTAACAAGATCAAGAGAGAATCTATTTTTATTAATATTCTCCAGACTCTACCTCAACCAGAGGCAGAAATCCTTATTCTTGTAAAAGACAAAGCTTTAAGCACCAAATACGGTATTACTCAGGAATTGGTGGCAGAAGCATATCCAGAAATTACTTGGGGGAACCGAAGTTGAAAATCCTACACGAAAATTGCGATCCAAAACTAGCAGAAAACACAAAGTTGCCTTATACGGCATATCTTGTAACTTATGTAAAGGACGACAAAGTGTGTCATGACGTAACTTTATGTCAAAAACAAGTGGAAATGTTTGATTACTATTACGATAAGTATAAAACAGGACTACAAGGATGGGTTCAATCTAGAGGCAGTGTCAATCCTAAAAACTGGAATGAGGATATGATAAATCCTGATAAGAAAAAACCACCAACTAAAAAACCACAAAAACGTAAATGATTAATCCTATGAGTGTTGTGAAAAATGTAAGAACTTCATACAGCAGATTCTTACAAAAAAACATCAAGGAAGTAGAAGTGCAGTTCGAGAGCGAAGACCCTGCATGGATTCCATATGATACTTTGTTGGCAATG